TATTAATCTATTTCTTTCACCTCTCGACAAATTATCAAAATCTAAATCTTGACCTAATTGAGTAATTTCAACTGATAAATCATTTTGAAATACAACTGTATGCGGTAGTCCCATCTTATCTAAGTAATACGTTAATCTATTGTTTAGATAAGCTAAGTTTTGATCAATGATTTTTTTACGAATAAAAGAATCTTTGTTTGTAAGAAGCTTTGCTAAAAATTCTTGATGATCTTTTAATGTTGAAAGTTCGTTTACAGTATCCCAATTTATTTCTTGTATTGCTGTTCTCTTGAGTTCTTCAATTTGCTCTTCGTAAGGATCTTGTTCGCCCGCCTTAGCCACCAGCGCACTTTCAAGCGTAGCCAAATTATTTTGATGTCGTAATGCTTCTTCAAGAGTTTCATAGAATACCCTAGGTTTATCTTCAACATCTCCGAGTTTTTCTATTTCGGATAATACTTTTTCTAAGTCAGTTGCTATTTTGTGAAGATAAGATTCTGCTTCAGATAGATTATTTTCGGCAGTTACTTCCATTTCTTCGTGCTTGTGATCGTGTAATTCTTGTTCACAAGCAGGGCAGGTTTTATTTTTTAGTTGCGCAACTTCTTTAGTGTATTTGTTTAGTGTTTTTTCTGCTTGAATTAATGCACTTTCTAAAGTAGCACGTTCTTTAGTCAAACTTTTAAGCTTAGATGTTTTTTCTAAGTATGCAGATAACTTGCTATGATTAGATAATTCTTCTTCTATGTTTACAGATTGTAGTTCCTGAATACTTTTTGCAAGCTTTTCTAAATCAATTTCTTTCTGAGCAAACCACGCTTTTTGTTTTGTTATAAGAGTTGAAATACTTTGTTGTATTTTTTCATTAGATTTTTTAATAGCTTCAATATTTGCAGTTTCTTGAACAATTGAGTCTTTAGTTGATCTAATTTGTTCTTTTAATGATTCTGCTTTTTCACTTAGTAAAGTAATTCCAAGTAATTGCTCGATAATAGCACGTTGATCATTAGCTCTCATAGAGAGAAAAGGTTCGGTATACGTATTAAGGGCTACAATATGTTTAAACATATCGTGACTCATTCCTATTAAAGAAGTTAAATCACGTTGTGTTTCTCTCATATCGCCTTGGCTTTCGTCAACTTCCTCTACTTGTTCTTCGTCGTTAATATAAAACTTAAGAACAGTAGGCTTTCTACCTCGTTCAATACGATAATTTATACCGTCTTTTTCAAAGGTAAGCGTAACTAACATATTCTTACCATTAATTTTATTGATCAAATTATCTTTTTTAATGTTAGTTAATGCTTGCCCGTATAATGCAAAACTAAGAGCATTGACAATAGTAGTTTTACCTGTACCGTTACGACTGCCGCTGTCATCTCCGCCTTGATCTAAGTTTTCACCTAACACAAGTGTTAATTTCTCTCTTCCGAAATCCACTGCTTGAGTTTGGTTGCCTACACTCATAAAGTTTTTAACAGTTAAGTTTTTTATTTTTATAGCCATACTTTTTATAAGCTGTTGTATATTGCAAGTAATGCCTTTGCATCGTAAGAATCGCTTTCGATATTAACTAGCTGAGAACTTACAATTTGATCTACACTTTCAAATTTTCCAATATCGATTGAAGTATTAATTTCTACCTCTTTCTTTTCAGGGATTAGTGTAATTTCTCTAACTTTGTAGTCTTCAATAAACTTTTCTTTAATAAACGATGCTTCTTCGAAGCTTACATCTATGTCTAGTGTAACACGAAGGTGCTGCTTGGGCAATAGCATACTGTCAGCATTGTCGATTAATTCGCTCAACTTAGTTGTTCGATAGGTAGGTTGTCCAGGCCAATTAAAGTGTTTAGGAGCACCGCCCCATTCTAACACAGTCATTCCTCTTTCGTCGTCCCAGGTATCTGCGTAATTGTGGGGGAAAGCATTTCCTATGTAAATCATATTTTGCTTTTGCTGACGCTTGTGAAAATGTCCACTAAATCCGTATTCGAAATGACTAAAATGTTCTAGTTGGACTTCGCCGTGATCTGGCATTTGAACCATAGCATTCATATAAAAATGCGGCAATTCGAAGTGACCGAATATATATTGGCTTTTAGACTTTTGAAGCATCTTCCATTCTTCACCTACTAGCCAAGGACACATAGTAACATTACCGATTGTAGTAGGCTTATGAACAATTTCTATTCCTGGAATATATTTCCCAAACTCGACACTGTGAATGTCTCTTTTGTCTTTGTAATATAAATCGTGATTACCTGGAAAGAAATAAAACTGATCAAATGATTTGCCTAGCTTTTCTAACGCTCTAAGGCTGTAATCCATTGTAGTAATGTTTAAAGTATTCCTGTTGTGATGCCAGTCACCTAAAAACATCCCTATGTCACACCCTTCTTCTTTTGCTTTTGCAATAAACCAATCAACAAAATCTTCGCAATCCTGATTATGTACTGCTGAATTAGATTTAAGACCGAAATGCAGATCTGTGAAAATTGCAGCCTTCTTGAATAAGTTACTCATTTATTTCCTTTATTTTATAACCTTTGTAGAAAGAACCGTCTGCGGTCTTTCTAATAATAGTGTTTGCCCATTCGCCGGTTACTCTATTAAACTCACTTTTACTATTAAAGTGCAACACAGTACCGTCAACTTTTTCAACAATTAATTTCTTTGAATTTTTTTCAGCACCTTTTAACCCATTAATACGATTAGTTGTTTTTAAAAGGTTTTTATTTTCCTCCTGCCATTTTTTTATAGAAAGTCCTTTTGACTTTTTTACTTCTGGGTTGTTTTCATAGAATTTTTTCAAAGTTTCAGATTTTTTTTGATATATTTTTTCAGTGTGTAAATGGCTTGTAAGTTTTTTTCTATCTTCAGGGGAAGTATTTGCCCATTTTATATTTTTGTTATAGTCTTTAAAGTTCTCCCCTAACGCTTTTTTGATTAAGAGTATGTCATCTTCGGATAGTAAGTGTAATATATGTCTACCTAATCCGTCGCCTCCTCTTGTCGAATTCAGACCATTTTTGTAAGAATCGAACTGTTTAATATAATTAATTTCTGCTAATGCTAAAGATACTATTGATGTAAAGTTGTCCTCTACAATTTCTATACTACAGTTTTCTTCTCCGTACTCTGCCATCGCTTTGTATAATTTAGTATTTGGATTTGTTTTGTAATTTTTACAATGAATCTTCCATCTTTTTAGTTTGTAAGATGGAGAAGTATCAAATCCGATATAGACTTGATTTAAAGGCATTACTGTAATTTTATAGATAAACATTTTTAGTCCTAAATGTATATTAATATTTATACATTTTGGGTTAACATCGTAAATAAATTACTCACTAACATCTCCAAACTTGATTGAAAACCAAGTATAATATTGTTCTGGAATTTCTATCCATCCTGATATAGCCCACGGATCACTTGGGTCGTGGACTACTTTGCATTTATAGTGTTCTTCGAATAAGTCCGATATAGTTTCTTCGGGATGTCTATTGTGCAGCTCTCTTAATTCTTGTAGAGCTGCTCGTATTCGATTATCGTTAAATGAAATTTTAATCATCGCTGTCAAAACGTCTAACAGCAGCAGAATATTCTCCTTCACCTGTTCTTGTATAACTAGGATTCATTCCGTTAATTTCTAACAAATCGTCTCTAATGTTTTGATTTCGTTTTTCTAAGTTAATAATTCTAACAAATGAATTAGTAACTGCTGCTGTAAAATATGCAAACGGGTTGTTAGATTTACTCTCGTCAAATTGTAATCCGATTTGTGTAAGCTGCAAAATAGCTTGTCCCCTCATCTCGTCGTTATATGTGTAACCTCTGACGTTCCCACGAGTTGCATATCTTTCGCAAAGCTTAATATACATCCTTGCTAGATTATTTGTAATCTGACCATGATCTTTGGAGAATCGTCCGGTATCGACATCTCCCTTCCAGTGGTTTTTTCCAACACAGATTAAAATATCGTTGTCGTCGAATTTCCAATGTTGGAAAGGCGGAAAGTTTACTTTGTCTCGATGATCGGCAGCAGTT